CGCCGTTAAAATTCTTATTCGGGAAGTCACGACCTTTAATCAAACCAACACCTAACTGATAGTTAAAAGGAGTAGGGCGGTGAAGAGTAAGAACTTGCATACTTCGACCTGTTTTGAACTCTCCATGAACGTAATCAGCGCCTGACTTATACTCGTGATAACGTGGCTGCCAACCATAAACTTTTTCAGCGGGAAACTTAGAAGATTTAATTCCAAGAGCGCGACCATGCTCGGACAAACGAGAATTTCTATACAATTTATCGTAGGCATCCTTAACGTCTGATTGATGTTTAGAGTAATACTCCTCGACAGCACCTGACATATCAGGCAAACGATATTCTGAAAGTGATGCCCAAGGAGGTAACAAACGAGAGTAATCGATAGGCTGCATGCCTAAATCCTCCATTTCAGGAACGAAATAATCCTCACGAGCAAACTTGACATTAAATGCATCTATGCCGTCAGAATCATAGAGAGAAGACGGAGAGAACCAAGATACACACATCAGAACACCATGTTCCTTAGCGTCAAAATTGACATGACCAGACTGACCAGTATCGATATAACTACCTTGTTGACCGAAATTGGTAGAACTATCAGCAGCCTGACCGTCTGAAGTAGCAATAACAGGGTTGACCTCGAGAATTTTTTGAAAACCACCGCAGAAAATTGATTCGGTCATATCATCTGCAACATTAACGCCGTAATGTGCCAACATCTGACCTTTATACGTCTTAGGCGCACGGCTTGAAATCTGTTGCATTTTTTCAAAGGCAAAAAGGTTACGAAGTTGAGCAGCAGAAATCGTCGTATAAACGCCGTTTCTATGAGACATAACAGCTGAATCAGGACTATTTTGCATTTCATAGGATGACATAGGCTGACCATTAAGCAGAGAGGGATTAGAACCGACATACGTCTTAATAGTTTGCGATACATCATCTACAAATAGAGGAGACGGATGTATGTTAGAAAGCAAATCTTTATTATACTTCACATAACGAGGACTAAAAATGTCTAAAGCGCGGTCAAAAGACTTAACATCAACTTTCAAATCAAACTTAGACTGCATATTATCAGTAGAGAAAAGGTCGTCAACATTATAAGATAAGGGGTTGACGTTCTCAAAGTTGCTATCCAAGAAATGGTCCTGATAAATCTTCTGATAAGCTAAGAAGTAAAACAAGTTAGCCTCATAGCCGTACATAGACGCGTTAAACTCGTTAACGTTGATAGATTCTCCGATATAAGGCATAGCACCATATCTAAAGAGGTCACAGAAACGAACGTAAGAGGGTAGAAGTGGGTAACCTAATGCGTCATAAAATGGGGAATCCTGAACAAGATACTTTCCGAACGGAGAGTTACCAATTTCAGACGGAACATTAATATTACTACTTGTAGGAACACCACTTGCAGGCTTAGCAGATGCAACAGAAACATTATCACCACTTTGACGGCCATTAGGACGCGAATCCTTACCACCGAAGAAACCAGATGTCTCATTAAAGCCTGTGGCAGGTTGCGAAGAACCAACAGGACCAGCAAAAGGTTTATCATTTGCCTGCGTAACACGATAAGTCATCATGTCAGGAATATTGCCTGATTCGTCAGGAGCACCAGCAAAACGCGCAAAAACTTGATAGGGCTTGAAAACAGGCGCTTTGACAGGCTTAGTCGCAGATGTTTGAGCTGCATTGTTTGACAACAAACTACTAATAAGAGTGTTTTTAGGCTTTAGGCCTGTAAACAAGGCTTTTGAATAAGAGTACATCAACCTACAAGGAACGAAATAAAACGCGAAGTTCTGTTTCATGCCTAAAAACGGACGGCCTTTGAGGGTCTGTGCCTGGACGATTGAACGTGTATCTATAGATACATGGTCATTAGGTTGCATAAACATTTGATATACAGGTAGTATCATACCAGCAGGCTGAGAGTACAAGTGTGTCTCCGAGCGGTCAAAACCATTACGAGGACGTTTCGCAGGGTTAACGTTAATGTTAGGGACTTTTGACATAATAAAAATATTAAAAATTAAACTTTATAATCTAATTGTTTATTAGCTTTAGAAGACTTAAGAGAATTCAAAATATCATTACGAACCTTTGAAAAATATTCTCTGAAATGCGGACGATTATACTCAAAATAAGGTGTGAGATATTCTCTATCTAACAACTCATTGTTGTGGTCATAGAACAAATCTACGTGCAAATCGTGGGATTCAAGAATAACATTAATTTCATGATTATTGACAGCGTCTTCTTTACGGAAAGGTAACAACGCTAAGAATGAATAATCAGCACCTAACTGATAATCATAATTAGGTATCGATATGCCGTCATAGGTAATAACATCATTGAACTTCTCTAAAAGCTTACATTGTTGATATAACTGCAATTGAGCGTACTCATTCCAGAACCAATCTAACATATAAATATAATGATTAGGGTGACACTCATACTTAACACACCAATTAAGGCAAGCGCGAGCAGCAGCAATGTCAGCTTGATGAAACCAGCAATCATCGTGAGTATGAGTATCGCCGTAACAATCTACATAAGTAGTAGGGTATAAACGTGTGTTCTTTTTATACCAATCGAAACACTCTAAAGATGAAGGAATATCTATTTTTTCAACTCCATCTCTTCGAGATAACTTGATAAATCGCGTATATACACGAAATTTATCCAAAGAAGATAACGTGCTATAGCTGTAACACTTTGGGAAGTATCGACCGACAGCACTCGAGGGAACAACTGAAACACCAGTAAATTTTCCTTTCCTTGAGATAGACTCATAACTTCTGAATATACATCTTCGAGTGAACATGTCAAGTACTTTTTCTTCACTAAACGACTTATAGCCGATAGCTGGGCCTTTAGAAGCCAAACAGAATGTGCGGGTAGATTTAGCTTGTAAAACCGGTGGCAAATTAGAATTGCCAGTAACGTATTTCGAAACATAGGACGCAGCGTCTCCGCTGACAGGCTGGACGTTGATATTAATTTCAGCACACAGCGTCCAAGCCTTACGTATACACCGGGGCGCGTATGAAAACGCCTTTTCATCGTCAAACCAAAGGAGACCATGGTAGTGAGGTCGAAAGGTTTCGGGTGTATACTCGCTACAAATGAAGTAGCGTACACTTTGTTTGCACGATTCTTTTTTCTTTTCATAATCTGTAAGATAATATTGATAAACGGAATAATATAAATCATAAGTCTCATCATCTAAGTCATCTAACCACTCCTTAAAAGGAACAGATTCATTCCAACCTAAACTACGAGTAAAAGAAAATAACTTATCTTGAAATATAAGCTTATAGTGCTTAACAAGAAGATAAAACAAATGCCAACGGAAACGTTTCATAAATTTTTGTGCAGCATCTCGAGTAACAACAGCGAAAGTATCACATACGTCAAAATTCGTAATAGTAGGAACACAATCACGGCAGAGCGCAGCAGGAACGGAACGTTTCGGCGAGTAAGTAAGGTTATCATCTCCTTTAAGCTGTACTCCTTTTTCGCCATCAAGAGTATAGAAATCAGCGTTTTCAGCACGTCCAAAAAAGGGTACATGTTCGTTATCAAATGTTAGGGTGAAAAATAAACAGAACTTATTATCTTTCATTTCTTGACGTAAACGAGTACGCCAAATTGACGCTTTTTTATGCAAACAGCACTCACACTTACCACAAGCAACAGCATATTTTCTCCCATTATTTTCGACAATAATAGGAGAGGTACAGGGCATGAGAACTGCCTTTTCTTTAACAAGTTCTACTAAAGGATGCATTAATAATTTGTTTTGATGAATTCTATTAAACTATCAAATGTCTTGAAGAAATAACACTCTCCATTTTCAAACTCAAGACGAAAAACAATTAATTCATTATCGCCATGCTTGGAAATTCTACGTTCTAAGAAAATAGACATCTGACAACATTCTACAATAGGAAAATTAAGCTTAATATTTTTCATATCTACTGCCTTTTTTAATTAAATACACAGACTTATGAACATAACGATTAATCGAAACATGTACAAATGTAGGATAGATAATAACCTGACCAACGCGAGCATTAAGCAAAGCATTATCACGAATAAAACGCGCTAACTTGATAGGTGTTAAACCGATAACGCGAATATCAGCAGCAAGGCCTTTAATATGGTCTGAATTAGGTACACCACCTACATGACGATTGATATTTACGTTTCTAAATGCAGAATTAACAATGATAGGACGTGTAAGAGCATAACGGAGGGTGTCAAGGAACTTTGCAAGTACCTTCAAATTGTCAAGCGCAAAGGGTGAAGGCTCGTTGTAACGGCCGTACTTCTTAACGTTGCACAACTCAAAGAGTGTGAAATGTTCTGACAATTTTACATCTGTTTCTAACATAGCGAATTATTAAATTAAAAATTTACATTCGCAAATATAGACAATAAAATATAATCATGA